GTTTATCAATAGGCGCACCACCTATAAATACTTGCGCATATTGCATCATTGCATGACCTAATCTATTAACCCATGCAACTTCACCAGTATATGATGAATTATTTGATGGTGTTAATTCTGGACTTAGAGATTTAAAATATGTTCGTGTTGCCAGATCGCCATTTCTTAACATTAAAATTGAAACCTTTTGCCCTGGTCTTGCTGCATCAACAGGAATTTCAATCGGCTCCATTGAAAAGTTAGTATGTCGTCTATATACAACTTTGAATAATGTAATTTGAGGATTACCTGTAAGATATACGTCCTGAGCACCGTATGCTACCAATTGCATTAAACCGCCACCCATTTATTATTATATATTAATTGATATAGAAAAAAATTATTTAATCAATTTGATGAATTCAATAAATATTTTATCAATACAAAATAAGATTGATTATATATTAGTCATGGATATATACACAAAAAACACGCATATCATTTCGAAATAAATACATTAAATTACAATTAAACGCATATAAACACATATAAACACATATAAACGCACGTTTGTAATTTTTTATGTTGATTAAGTAATTCTAATATTTAAAGAACATAATCAGATTAATAATTATATTAATTTGAAATGTTTAAACAAAAAAACAATAAAAAAAAACATTTGAATATCATTGAAACATTAGGTGAAAAACATACTAATTATGTGTGTTCGATCAATGAAAAACGTAATAACGTTTATAAATTAAAAAATGAGTTATCACATGCAAAAAATAAACTTGTTTTACTTGAAAATAAAGAATTAAGAAATGAAAATGATATTAAAAATATTGCTGGATTGAAAAATAATATTAATAAACTTAATGAACAAATTTTTAATATTGAAAATAATGTAGATATTATGAATTATTTACGAAAAACTTCTGATATCATTATCGATTATTATAATTCAGCACCAATAAATACATACGATGAACAAGATAAAAACGATAAAATAAATGAACAAAATAATAAAATAATTGATATAACTAATATTGAAAAAAAACTAAATATTAAAAATAATAATAATTTAAATCATGATGATACATTAAAATATTTAAATAAAATTAGTCAAAAAACAAGAAAAGAAAAAAAACCTGTAAGACGACGTCGTGTTCTTATTGATCAACCAACGGGGAAATCAATATTAAATTATATTAATAGTGAAACAACGAATGAAAAAGATAATAATGATGAACAAATAACGAAAAAGGTTAATAATATTATTAATAAAGCTTCATTATATGATACATATATGACATTTGTTGATAAAAAATATACAAGTAAGAAAAAAGTAAATAATATTGTTATGTGTGATAATTGTAATTTAGAAAAAATTTTACTTCAAACAGATGGGTGTTATATTTGTACAAAATGTGGTGAAACCGAATATAGTATTATGGAATACGAAACAGTTGTTAATAAAGAAATAACAACAGAAAAACAAAAATACCCTTATAAAGCTATTAATCATTTTAGAGAAAAATTAAATCAATTTCAAGCAAAAGAAAATATGTCCGTACCGATTGATATTATTAATGATGTTAAAACATTAATTATTAAAAAACGTATTAGTATAAATAAAATAAAACCCCAACAAATAAGAAAAATATTAAAAGAATTAAAACAAGTTAAATATTATGAACATATAAATCAAATTATTTCTAGATTAACAGGGAAAAAACCATTTGAATTAAGTAATGAAACAGTTGAAACAATGTTAAATATGTTTCAAGCAATGCAAGATTCATTTCGTAAGCATTGTCCACCTACTATTCGTTCAAATAGAATGTCTTATAATTATATTATGCATAAATTTTTTAGAATTCTTGGAGAGCATGAATGTGCTGAAAATGTATCATTATTAAAAAGTAGAGAAAAATTACTTGAATTAGAATTTTTATTCGCTAAAATATGTATTGATATGGGATGGACTAATTATCCTTTAAGAATTTAAATTATTTAATATTATTAAAAATATTAAATAACTATATTTTTTTAAATAAATTATTAAAAATATTAAATAACATATATTTTTTTTTAAATAATTTGTAAATGATATATTTTATATTTTATTAAATATAAGTAAATGGAAGAAATATTATATAATCCAGCTTTTATAGGATTTATAGCAGGTGTATTAACATATGGATATTTATATTGGAAAAATGATAAAAAAAATAAAGAAAATAAAAATAAAGAAAATAAAAATAAAGAAAAAACAGAAGTAAATTTATTAATACCATTAGTTATTTTTATAATTGTATGGTTATGTGCTTATTGTTATTTTAATTATAAATCAACAAATAAAACAAATTTAAATTTAAATGATACATTATTTGAAACTAATTTATTTGGAAGTGTAAAACAATCTAATCAATTACAAATGCCTCTACCAGTAATACCGAATGTATCACAAAATCAATATCAATTTGTTAAAGATGTTATACCATCATCCGCATCACCTAATCCATTTGAATTAATTGGTGGTGGAATAAATATACCAAAAAATTTACCCGATGTATCATTAGATTTATATTAAAAAATATTTATATTAAAAAATATTTATATTAAAAAATATTTATATTAAAATACATGTAATCGTATGTATTATTCTTTAAAATAATTTTTATATTATTTGTTATTTATAAACAAATAATATATGCAAAAAGACATTGAATTAGAAATGCGAGATGGAAAAATGGATTCTTTACGTTTTAAAGAATTTACATTTGATATGTTTGTTGAACATCCCGCGATATGTTTAATTGCAAAACGTGCGAGTGGAAAAAGTTGGATAATACGCGCATTAGTACATTATTATAAATTTTATCCATGTGGAATAGTTATATGTCCATCAGAAAAAAATAATGTATTTTATGGCAATTTCTTCCCTGATTCATATATACATTATAAATATGATAGTGATGTTATAGAAAGATTACTTAAACGACAGTATATTATTACAAAAAAATGTGAAAAACGAATAAGTGAAGGTAGAAAACCTATCGATCCGCGTACTATAATAGTAATGGATGATTGTTTAGCAAGTAAAGGTGCGTGGGCTAATGATGAAACAACTAAAAATTTATTATTTAATGGTAGACATTTTAAAATGACTTATATATTATCATTACAATTCGCATTGGGCATTACACCCGATTTAAGGAGTACTTTTGATTATATTTTTTTATTAGCTGAAGATTTTATTTCAAATCAAAAAAGAATATATGAACATTATGCTGGTATGTTCCCGACTTTCGATTCATTTCGTCAGGTTTTTTCTAAATTAACAAGTGATAATGGAGCGATGGTTATTGCAAACAGAGGTCCTCGTGGTTCATTATTTGAAAAAATTTTTTGGTATAAAGCACCTGATTTAACTGATGTGGGGTTACAATTTGGTAGTAAGCAATTTAGAGATTATCATGATAGAAATTATAATAAAAATTGGATGGATGAAGAAATGAAATTTGATGTTGATGATTACATTAATAAAAGTAAAAAAAATAAAAAACGAATTCATGTTGCTAAAATTAATAAATCAGAAAGTTAATAACGTTATTAACTAAACATGTATAATAACGTTAAAATAATGTATAATATATAAAAAATTAATATATAAAAATTAAACTTGACTAATAAAAAATCTATTTATTTCATCATATTTTTTATTATCAATTTCATTAACACTTATAATCCATGGTGATGATTGTGAAAACATTGTTCTAAAAACATCTGATGCATAAACTGGTTCATTTTGTTCTTCATCAAATGTTCGTGGTATATATCTATATATTATTTTTTCCCTTGTACACATTTGTTGATTTCTAATTATTCCAATAACAATAAATATAAAACCAATAATTAATAATACAAATATTATTATTGTTGAATTATTCATTTATATTTATTAAATATTTTATTTATTTTTTCGTTCATTATATAATTTTTTCATTCGTTCTAATTTTTCATCCATTTCTTTTTTAGTTTTTTCTAATTTCTTTAATTCTTCTTCTTTTTCAATTATTCTATTTGTTTCGTTTTTAATTATTTCTTTATTATTTTCAATTGTATTCGTTTTTTGTTGATTATCTGTATCGTTATTGTTATTATTATTGTTTTGTCTATCTTTTATTTTTTTTAATAATTTTTCTTGCACAGATTTAGCTGTGTGTGTTTTCTTAGTAATTTTTGTTTTTCTAGGTTTTTGTTTATTATTACTATCATCAACAACTTGAACAGCATCATCAAGTTCATCAATTGTATCATGTAATTGTTCGCGCATTCTATTTTTATGTTTAACTTTTCCTTTATGAATGTTATCTTTATGTCTTCCAACAAGTTCGTTCATTGTTTTTAATTGTGATTTATGTAATTTATTCATCATCTTTTCTAATTTTTTATTTCCATAAATAATATCAGAATTATTTTTAACCAATTGATCAAGAGACGGATCCCATGCCATCCATTTTCCCATCTCACCAATCATCATATCAAAATATTTATCATATGCATTATCTTTTTTAAATTTTTCGATAGCATATTTTGCTTCATCGATTGTTTTATAACAACCTTTAATTTTAAATGCTCTTAATGAACAATTCATTATTCCCTCGGGTGATACAAATTGTGCAACAAAAAATCTAGGACCATTATAATTATCAGGATATGTATCTTCATCTAAACAATCGATAACTGTATGTTTATAATCACTTTCATCTGGTACGTGATAATTTTTAAATATATCATTATATTCAACATTTTCATCATCAATTGTAACTAATCCCTCGTTTATCTCATTCATCTCGTTTTGTTCATTTTGTTCGTTATTATTCGATGTTGAATTCATTATATTCATTTATAATAAATATTCTTTAAATAAATAAACGATACATTTTATATTTAACTTATCATATATTTTATATGTAATATATGATAAATATGATCAATAAATTAAATATTTACTATACATTATTATGATTACGATTATGATTATATACATCATCATAATGTATATTTGGATAATAATAATCAAATGCAACAAATAATATAACAATTGTTGTAAATAATTTTATAAAATCACATTTTTTAATATATTCAGACGGTATATATCTTATTAATAAATATAATATTATTAAAAATATAATAAATCGTATTATTCTATTAATATAATATTTATCCATTTATATTTTATCATAATAAATTATTTATTAATCTAATTTATTTGTAATTTTCGTTTATTAATAACAATATCATCGTTTTCATCATCGTCTTCATCGTCGTCATTTTCATCTATCTTATTATTCACTTCATTATTATTCACTTCGTTATTATTGTTATTCGCTCCATTATTCACTCTGTTATTATTGTTATTCATTTCATTATTCATTTCATTATTCACTTCGTTATTATCTATCTTATTATCTATCTTATTTATATTTGCTTGTTCTTTATGAATAATTAAATTATCAGACATTTTTTTATTAATTTTTTTAACATTCTTTAATTTTTTAAATAAATCATCATTGTTGATATTATCATTGTTAATATTATCGTTATCATTAATATCGTTATTATTTTCTTGTGGTTTATTTTGTTCGTTCGGTTCGTTTATTAAATTAATAAAAAAATCATCATTATTTACATTTTTATTAATTTCATTTAATGGTTCATTTAATGGTTCATTTAGTGGTTTATTTTCTTGTTCGATATTATATATCATATCATATAAATTGTTATTAGTTTGTTCTCCACCATATTGTTTATTTTCTTGTTCGACATTAATTTCATTATAATTATTATATTCATAATTTTCTTCATTCTCTTCATTTGTTGATAATAATATTTTTCGTGTATCACCAATATCTATATTTTCTTTTTTTAGTAATTCGTTGATATATTTATAATTATGTTCATTATTTCCATCATCGTCATATGCATTATATTCATCATATTCTTCACCATGTACATATTCATTTAATATTAATTTCATCGGAAGCATTTTTTTTATTGCATTTTTAATTCCAACTTTTATTAATTGATATATAATATTTTGATTATGTTTTCTTTCACTATTTGTATATCCAGTCCAAAATAATAAAGAATGATCATAAAAAATTCTTGCACATTCGACATAACATGTATGAATAAAATATTTAGTTTCTATATTTTCATGTTCTCTTCTTGAAATAATATTTTTTCTATTTTTCATAGAAAATGATAAAACCATAATATAACTTTTTATAACAGCTTTAATTAAATCATCAAATATATCCGAGCATTTACTATTATCTTTTATACGTTGTGTTTCATTTTCAATTAATGTATCATTCATTTTATGTACTTCTGTTAAAAAATGTTGAAATAATTTAATAACGCCTGGATTTTTTGTTTCATTCGGATTATTTTCTTCAGCTTTTTTAAATTTTAGTTCTAATTCAATTGCATTATTATATATAGACATAAATCCTTCATATAATAATGGGGTTAAAACACCTGTTAAATATTCCGTATATATATCTTTAGAATCAACAAGTGTTTTTTCATAATGATAAGAATGAGTTCCAATTTTATATTTTTTATCATAATTGTTTTTATTTAATTTTTGTTTGTTAAATGACATTATAATATATTAATATATTTATTAATATATTTAGAAAAAATACACATAATTAAAAAATATTTTTTGTTTTTTATTTTTGTTTATTGATTTCCACCTCTAGTATTTAAAAATCGTGATTGTTTTTCAGTTAAACATAAACATCCTGTATCATTCCATCCATCATTACACATATAATTATTAGGGACATATTTTTCTTCACTATTACAAACCATTTTATCAGTTGGCAATCCAAATGGTGGTGGGTATTGTTTTGAACAACATGATTTACTACATATATTAAAATTAATTCCAGCATTTCCATTCATTCCATCATCTAATATATCAACTTCACTATATCCACGTGGATTTAATTCCCATGGTGGTATTAATTCTTTAGGCAATCCAACAAATGGCGACTCGTCTGTAACACTACTTAATTCAGGTGTATAATTTCGTGGATCGAAATTCGATTCAAAATTTTCTTTTTTATCCTGTCGTGTTAATAATTTATATATTATAAAAACAACAACAACAATTACAAATATATAAAATAAACCCTTATATAACTTTTGTAATTCTTCTTGATTCGTTAATGATACTTCCATCTTAATATTATTATTAATGAAAATTATAATTTCAATACATTTTATTAAAAAATATTTAT